TTCTCAAATGTGGTCGTTCTCCTGATTTAAATAATCTTTCTAATTTTCGTATAGTACTTTTTACATCATCAACAGTAGTAAATTTAATACTTACAGTATCTTTTGGATTTTCATCTGTGTATAATCTTCTAGTACTACCTTTTGGTTTTTTTCCTGTTCCTTCTGCTGGTTCTACTTTATTATTCTTCTTCATCATCTTTATTATTATTATCTATATTTTTATTTTCTTTTTCATCTTCCATAGTTTTTGATATATCTTGATTATTTAAACCATCAAATAACAACTCATCAAAGTCTTTTAATACTCTGAGTTTTTTAAAATCTAATGTCATAAAATGGTAAGGGTGTGAGCCTTCTTTTGATTTTTTATATAATTCTAAAAATTTATCACTACTACCACCGCTAATAGCATTCATTTCTTCGCTATATTGTTTTAATTCTTTCTCACTAGCTTTACCTAATAAATAAATATAATGTAAATTAGACCTTACAACATTATTAACAGAACTAAATTTCTGTATACTAATAATTATACTTACTTTTCCTTCTACTGGTTCATGTCTAAAATTTGCTATCCATTTATTAAACCATCTAGCCTCTCTACTATTAGTATTTGGTATCATTCCCATAGCATCATCTAATATAATTAACCATCTGCTTTTAGGGTTTTCATCTTCTTTTATAACTTCTAATACTCTTTTTGCTATATCGTTAGTAAATTCTGTAAAGTGTATAAATATTTTATCACCTTCAATAAGTGTATTCATAATTGGATCGTTTCTTGCTGTTGGACTAAATAAAATTATATTTTCTTTAAAAACAGGATTCCAAAATCTAGTTATAATATTATGTAAAAAAGTACTTTTACCACTAGCAATTTTACCTACAATTAAATGTAATGAAGGAAACTCCCAAATACCCTGTTCTACCCTATTTAATAATTTTTCATCTATTTTTACTGGTTCTACTTTCAAAGACATATTTAATATATATAAATATTATATTTAATCAGTCTAACCATATAATATCTTTTGGTAGATTCATTTTATAACAATAATAAAAACAATCAAAATTACATTTATTCTCTAATAAATTACCATCTTTTACAAATTGTATTCTTTTTCTAGGTATTATTATTTGTATATTTTTATTTTTCCATTTTCTGAAATATTGAGTATTAATTTTACTACTTGGAAATATTAAACAAAAAGGTTTATCTAAATCATATAGTCTATTCATTATATCTTTAGCTAAACTAAAAGGCGGATTACTAACAATAATATCACCTTTATTATTTTCAAAAAAATCTATTTGTTCGTGTATAACTTCGTATCCTAACTCTTCTAAGTATTTTCCACTCTTTCCATCACCATAAAACGCCTCCCAAATAATCTTACCTTGTGGTAGGTATTGTGTGATATTTTCCCAAGCGTATTTAGGGGTCATATAGTCATCGTGTTTTATAAATGTTTTAGTATGAAACCCAGCCATTATTATATTTAGATATTTTATTTTTTATATTTCTCCCAAATATCCTTATCTACTTGACGAGCTTTACCACCCATTATAACAGATGCTAACCTCGCTCTAGCCCATGACTCAGGAGTTTGATTAGGTCTACTACCTGCAGAAAAATAAGCACCACGACCTTTAGCTAATATTTTATCAATACCAGTTTTAGATATAATATTTTTACTAATAAATGAATCATTAGTAATTTTAGTTTTATATTTTTCTTCAAACTTTTTGGCGTGTCCTGACCTTTTACTTTTGAAGGATTCTACCTTTGGTCTTTTAGTACCTTCTTTAATGCTTTTTATTTGTTTTTTTCTATCCTCAGGAGATAATGATTTAGGTACATATTTTTGATTTATTCCTGTCGCTTTATCTTTTTTTGGAGGCATTGTTTTTTATAATAAATAAATATATTTTATTATATTATAAAAATATATAATGGCTTACGGTTCGTCCTCAATGATGAAATCTAATCACAATGATTCTAAATCTAAACCAAAAATGAATAGTTCTAAACCAAAAGGTAAAATGAATCCACCAAATGATAAAGGTAAAAAAGGTGAGATTAGTCAAAAAGAAATGGCAAGATTAATTGAACATAGTAAACAACATAAAGGCGGAATGAGGTCAAAACATATGCGTAATATGATTAAAATGATGAAAGAAGGAATGTCATTTGCTATGGCACATAAAAAAGCAATGGCAATGGATAAGAAATAATAAATATATAAAATTGAATTAATTAATTTAAAAATAAAATCTTATTATAATATATAAAAATGGATTCACAAAAAACCCCAGCATATGTTCGCAAAGCAACATTAAATTATTACTACAGATGTAAAGAAGATCCAAGTAAACAAGAGCATATTAAAGAAAGACAACGACGAAATGCTCGTAATTACTATAATAATAATAAGGAAAAAGTAAAAAAATTACAAAGAGAGAGATACCAAAAGAAAAAAGAAGAAATTAAATTATTAAAAGAACAAGAAGAAAAGAATAAACAATTATCTATAAAATTAAATGACAACAAAATAATTCCTAATATGAGGTTAATCCCTTAACTTTTCATTCACAGAAGTATCATTAAATTTATTAATGTAAAATCTTTCTCTAATTTCTCCTAATACTTTGGAGTTAGTGGATAGCTCCTCTAATAATTCTATTTTAATATTTTTCATATCATTACAATTAGTATATAAATGTTTACTACTGCAGGGTCTAATATCATTTAAAGCACTATATTTATGTTGTCCTTTTCTTACGGCAATATCTTGAGTTGTCTGACCAATATAACATTGACCAGTTTCTGTATTTACTAATTTGTAAATCTTCATTTATATAAAATTAGAAAAAAAATTATTCATTTATTTTTTAATTTAAAAATAAAATCTTATAATAATATATAAAAAATTATAAAATGCTGAATCCTATTACAATGTCTAAGTCTTACACTAATTTTACTGAATCTATGTTTAAATTAAAGAATCAAAAAGATATTTTTATAGAGTCAATTAATTTAGAACGAGCTAAAATATTATTAAATTTAGATGATGATAAATTTAAATCATTAATATGGATTGATGATAACAATAATGAAAATGGTCAATTATGGTCTACAGATGATTATATTAAATCAGTTAAAAAGTTTTTATTAAGGGTAATAAATCAAAATGGACAGCAAGAAAACACTTATAAATATTCAGTTAAAATGCTTGATTGTGGTAGAATGTATGTAAATAAATTTGGTATACAATCACTACAAAAACAATTAAGAGGGTATTTAACTGGAGATAGATTGATAGATTTTGATATGTGTTCGGCTCACCCTACCGTACTATATTATATTTGTAAAAGATGGTACGGAGAATATGATTGGACTGAGTTAAAAAAATATGTTGATGATAGAGAATCATATTTAAAAAAATATAAATTAACTAAAATAGATGTTTTAAAAATGATGAATTCCTGTAGAGTATCTACAAAATTAAAACTAGATCAAGAATTTAAATTGATTCAAGAATTATTATATACTAAAACTGCAGGTCAATTATCATTTTTTAATAATTTAAAAACTGAGAAACAAAATGTTAAGGGAAAATTTTTAAATAAAATTCTATGTATATTTGAAAATATGATTTTACATACTGCTTTATCTACTTTACCTAGTGAAAAAATTAAGGTCAAAATGTTTGATGGTTTTATGACTGATAATAATATTAATATAAATGATACCATAAATACATTAAATAATTCTACTAGTGAGTATGGTATTAAGTGGAGTGTAAAAGAACCAGATTTAAGCATAGAAGATAAATTAAAAGATGTTGACACCAGTAAAAAAGATGTATTAAATTATGAAGCGGTAAAACTTAAATTTGAAAAAAAACATTTTATGATAGAAAACCCTTTATTATTTGGTAGAGAATATGAGAAAGATGGTTTAAGTAATTATTCATTTTATAATTCAAATGATTTTCAAATTATTACTAAACCCTATGTTTATGAAGATTTAGAAAATGGTAAATTAGTTAAAAAATCAATATACAGTAGATGGATAGCAGATAAAACTCGTAGGTCTTATAAATCATTAGATTTTATACCAAATAATGACTTTGTTTCTACTGGTGATTATAATACCTTTACAGGTTTTGAATGTGATACCAGAGATAAACAATATGTAGAAAATGAAACAGTAGTAAAAGATTTTATTAATCATATTGGATTATTGACAGATTTTGATAAACCAAGCGTTGATTATATTAATAAATATATAGCTCATATTATTCAATATGCTCATATAAATCCTGAGTCGTGTTTATTATTTAAATCTAATCAAGGATTTGGTAAGGATTTATTAATTAATTATATTGAAAAAATGATAGGTGTAAAATATGTTTGTCGTACTGAAGATGTTGATGATATTTTTGGTAAATTTAATTCAGTTATAAAAGATAAAATTTTACTACAATTTAATGAATTAGAGGGTAAAGATGGTATAATGATTAAAGAAAAAATTAAAGGATTAATAGACCAAAAAAAAACTCTGATTAGAGAAAAACATGTAAAAGGTTATACACAAACTAATTATTTAAGGATAATTATCTGCAGTAATAATTTGACACCAATTGCTATTGATTATGATGATAGAAGATTTTGTGTATTTCAATGTACTCAATGTAAACCAAGTTATCAATATTTTGAAAAGTTATGGGGATATTTAAAAGATGACTATGCTATGTATACATTATATGATTATTATAATAATTTAGATATTAAGGATTTTGTACCAAGACAAGAAAGACCAAAAACCAAAGCATATGAGGCAATGAAACAAGCCAATATGAATCCATTTTTTAAATATATAAATCAAATGTTTAGAGGTGATGAGTATAAATTTAATTTTCAAGATAATTATAAAGTTCATAAAAGAACTAAAAATGTAATTATACAACCCTCTAAAATATACAATGATTTTAAATCGTGGTGTAATATCTTTGACGAAAGAATTAAAATAGATTTTAAGGTAATGAAAGCACTATTAGAAAAACTAGGGATTTATAGTAAACAATTAAATATAAATAATAATAGAACTGATTTTTATTTATTTGATCTAGAACCATTAAGAGCTAAATTAAAAGATATAGGATTTGTAGAAGAAGAAGATAGCGATGATGAGAACTGGGAATAATCCTTTTTTAAATTTTTCAATTTTTCAAAAAGTAGGTAGGTAGGTATATAGCAAACTTTATTTTTAAAATAACTTTTTTGAA